ACGTTCGTGTTCGCCGTGTAGGCCGTGGCCGCCGTGGTGGCCGTCGCTGCGTAGTAGGTCGCACCGGGGAACGTCGGCAGGGCAGCAGAGAACTGCGTCCAGGTGCCCGGCGTGCCTGCCGCCGTGCACACATACATGGTGCCGTCACGATTGATGATCACGTCACCGATTGCACTTGCCGTGCTTGTCGGTGTACCCGAAGCCAGCCCGCCGATCCATCGAGTGGCGGTGCTGCCGCTGATGCCGGTGGCTTTGTAACTGCTGGTGGTCTGTACGTCAGTCAAGCGGGCGGCGTCAGAACCGAACACTGGAGCGCCCAGGTTGATGATGCGCTTGCTGTTGATCCACAAGTCGCCCGCAGGTGGACTCATCTGGTCAAGCGACTGCGTGCGCACCAGCTGCTCAAGCGCAGCCGAGTTGGAGAAGTTCTGAATGTTGCGCTTGTCGACCACGTTGGTGGCGGTGACGATGGTGGTGGTCGACAGGCTGACGTAGACCTCGGCCAGAATTACCGAGTTGGATGGCATGGCGGTGAGTTGCTTGACGGGCGGGTTGGCCGTCGTGACGGTCTTGGTCCAGGTTCCGCTGGTGTACCCGCACGCCGTGCCGGCGATGACCTGCACGCCGGTGCCGGCCGTGTAGACGACGGTGTCACGTCGATCTGAGCTGCTTGCAGCGCCGACGGTTGCGGTGCCGCCGGTGTAGTCGTAGGTGGTGCCGTTGATGGACACTTGGCCGGCAGCGACGGCCACCGACATAGAACCGGTGCCGGTCACGGTCATGCCCGTCACGACGACGGCGGCCTGGGCGTCGCTGGTCATGGCGAACAGGTCCACCGAGTCACGCACCGCCATGGCGTCGAACGATGGGGCGTCCTCAATGTTCGGGCAGACAACAGCCACTAGACACGCCCTTCGGTCGAGGTAGGTGACACGGTGCCCGACGAACTCGTCGGGTTGACCGAACCGGGCAAGCCCGGCAGGTTGATGTACGCAAAGCCGACGGCGATGCCGGTCATCGTCAGCGACGCCAAAGCGGTGCCGGTGTTGATCTGCGTGCCGGTGGCTGACCCGGACAGGTTGAGCGCACCGTTGGCGCTGCCGCTGAGCACCAGCGTGCCGGTGGCCGTGGCGGTAAGCGTGATGGCGCTTGAGGCCGTACCGACCTGGATCAGCGTGCCGGTGGCTGAGCCGGTGAGCGTAATGTTGGCCGACGCCGACGCCGCACCCACCTTGCTGCCGGTGGCTGAGCCGGTGAGCGTAATGGCGCTCGAAGCCGTACCGACCTGGATCAGCGTGCCGGTGGCTGAGCCAATGAGCGTAACTGCGCCAGTTGCGGTACCGGTGAGAACACTTGCGGCCTTTATGTAGCCCTGGACGGAGATGCCCTGGACGCCAAGGCCCTGGATTCCGTCTGCGGCCGCCATGCGTTAGGCCGTGGCGGTAACGGAGAGCTGCCCCGAACTGATCTGGTACTGGCCCTGGCCGCTGAAGGTCTGGCTGGTGCAGGTGCCGCCCATGAGGTAGTTGCCAGCAAGGGCGTCCCATAGCCCGAAATAGGCGTAGGTACCCGCCGGTACGTCAAAGGTGATGGTGGCGGCGCTGCTCACGGTCTCGGTGCCCGAGGAGAACGTCGGCGTGCCCCAGGTGATGGCCTTGCGGGCGTAGGCGGGCGAGCCGCCAGTGGCCTCGGACGCACCGGTGGTGCCGGGATCGGCCGTGTGCAGCGACACATAAGTGGCGGCGCTGATGATCGACGCACCCGAAGATGTCCGCAGGGCGTTGCTGCCGCCGGTGGTGCCGAGTCGTGCCATGAATGGTCCTTAGATCGAAGTCGAGGTCATGCAATGCGATGCAGTAGCCCCGACCCGGTGCGAAAGCGGAAAGTCACTAGATAAGTGACTTTGGGCTGACGCACCGAGTCGGAGCTGAGCTGCGAAGGTGTCGGCTAGTAGCCGAGCTGCGCCGTGGCCAGCGTGGCGCCGGTGATGACGCTGATGGCCGCCGGGGCACGGTCGGGCATGAACGCCGAATAGGCGAACAGCTGGAAGCGCACACCGAGCGTGCCAGAGGAAACCTCGGGCAGCGCACGCAGGCGGGCCGGGCCTTCCCACAGGTACAGGTCCGACTCACGCACGACGCAGAGCACGTCCTGGGTGCCGCCAGAAGTGACCGCCGTGGTGGTGGTGGTCGTGTTCCATGTGGTGGGGATGCCAGCGTCCTTGACCACCGGCAAGCCGTAAAGCTCGCCAGCCACGCCCTGGGCGACGGCCTGATCAACCGAGTTGCCGAACGTGTTGAAAGGTCCATTGCTGGCCTTGACGAACACCGGACGACCTGCGCCAGCGGTGGTCGAATCCACCTGGACGGCGAAGGAGTTGGCACGTCGTGGGTGCACCCAGATGGCCGTCGGAGGTGCGAAGCGGTTGGTCTCGATGTTGTTCACGGCGCCGACGAGTGACGTGAACACGCCGCCCTTGGCGCTGAATGCCGTGGAGGCAGTAGCCGACGTGAACGTGACCAAGCTGGCCGTGGTGCCGTAGTTGGCAGCGGCGTAGGTCAGCACGCCCTGGTGGTTGCCCGACGAACCCGAACCCGAAAGCAACGCTGCGTCCAGCACCTGATCGTAAGCCGCCTGAAGGTCGGCGAAGATGACCTGGTCCATGCCACCCGAAATGGGCGACTGCTCAAGCAGCTGAAGCGATGCCTCGAGCTGGCCGTAGTAGGTGTTGACGGGTGCGGTTGCCGTGGCGGTGGTCAGGTCGGTGCTGGTCAACGACGCATTGGTGTTGGCCGTAGCACTGCCCTGGGCGTAGGCCGTGGTACCGGTGCTGATCTTTGGAACCTTGATGCTGTCGGTGCCGGCGGGCAGGTCCAACGTGGTCACCCGGTTGGCGATGACACGGCCGGGACGGAACGCCGGGACGACAAGGTCAATGAGGTACAGCGGCGGGACCATGTCGCCACCAGTGGTGTCGTAGTTGTTGGTCGCACGGGCTTCCCGCTGCACGGCCTCAAGACGCTTGGCCACGTCCTTGTTGGTGCGGGCCTCGACCTCGACCTCACGGGCATGGCGAGCCATGCGCTCACGAGCCTCGTCGGTGTTGAAGTTGGCTTGGGGAACCTGCAAGGCGACCATGTCACGCAGGTACGAAGCCTGCGAATGGGCGTTGTAGGTCATGGGCTCGGAACGCACGACGGCGGGAGCGGAAGCGACGGGCGCCTCGGCAACGACCTCGGCAGCGGCCGTGGCGGCCTCGGCCTTGCGTGCTTCCTCAGCGGTCAGCATCTCAATCTGTGCGTCGAGCTTGCGGATCTCGGCCTCGATGGCTTCGAACGATGCGGTCTCGTCGTCGGTAAGGCTGCGCTTGTCGGTGGTCGGCTCAACCAGGAGAAGCTCCAGGTCTGCCTGCTTGGCGGCACGCTTCTCAGCGGCAGCCTTGATGATGGGGGTGCTCACGGTGTGAGTCCTTTCTGAGTGGATGGTGTTGGCACTCGGGTGGGTTCAGCGGCGGCGTGGGCGGTATCCCTCGGAAGGTGTCCGGCGCACGGTGACGGGGCTGAAAGCGGCTCGAGGTGTTGCTACTTGCGACTCGCCAGTGCCGAAGCACGGGCCAGATAGGTGGAAAAGTTGGGTGATTCGGGTGAGACGAGCTCGGCGGCGAGCTCGTCAAGGGCGACCGGGGCCGGCAGAATGCGGCGAGCAATGTCCAAGAACGTCGGATCGTCACGCAGCTCGTCGATGGTCTCGTCGTCAATCTCGGCCAGCATCGAACGCAGGGTCACGCCGGTGTTCGGGTTGGCGCCGAAGGTGACCACGGAGACATCGCCCCGATTCAGGTCAATCTCACGCAGCACCCGCTGGTCTCGGTCCTCGTTCCAGTCCTGGCGCATGACCCGAAAGGCAAACGAGCATTCGCTGAGCAATCCACTGGCCACCTTGGCGGCGATGCGAGCGGCGTCGGGGTCCATCTCGTCAGCCGTGGCGGTGAACTCCAAGCCGTCGGCGGTCTGCTCAAGCGTGAGCGAACCGTTGCGAGTGGCGGCAAAGGGGATGCCTTCGTGGTTCACTAGTGCAACCACGTCGGGGTTCTCCGACAGCGTCTTGGTGAATGCGCCGGCCCGCACGGTTTCGGTGTACCAGCCCATGTCGTATGGGCTCTCTGTGCGACTGGCGAGACCGTGAAAGGTAAGCATGCCGTCCTCGGCACGCACTTCGGTGGTGCCGTTGCGACGCACTTCTCGACGGCCGGCCATGAGTTCGGCCTTGGCGATGCGGTGGGTGAGTTCCATGGTTGCTCCTAGTAGCCAGAGGGCTGCGCCATTGCCCCGACGGTGGCCACGGACACAGCAGCGCCAGCGGCGTTGGTCTTGGCGTCGGGGATGAAGGCGCAATAGGCGTGGAAGGTAAGACGAACACCGAG